ATCCAATAGAGTCATTTAATGATTCTTTTGCAAATAGTTCAAAAGGTTTTACATAATAATCTCCAGACTCGTCATAAGTTCTTTTAGCTAATCTATCATTTAAAAGATTATACTGGGTATCTTTAACAAAAGTTTGTAACTCTCCACCTTGAACACGAGCAATTTCAATAAAGTTTTGATCATTTGTTTCATCAAGACCTTTCTTCATCAAACTAATGCTTATTTGAAGACGATCAGCGCCTGGAGCAGCAAAGTTTGTAAATCCAGATGCATTATCATTTAGAGATTCATCTTCATCAGCACTAATGAAATCTTCTTGAACATTAAATCCAATTCTATATGAAGGAAACTCACCATATTGATCTAATATTAAAGTTTCACTTTGAACTTGAGCAAAAGTTCCACGAATAAAATATACACCTTCTCCTATGGACATCGCAGATCCAATTGCGGTTGCCCCAAAAGCTAAAGTATTTGCAAATGATTCGCCTGCAGCGATAACACTTGCACCATAAACAATATCCTTATTTGCAAATAAACTTTCACCATCCTCAAATGTTTCTGTGGTAAAATCATCACCAGATTTTTCATACTTAATATAAAATGTTAAATTACCTCTATCAGAATCTTCTTTTGATAATATCTTTTTAATTGTCGCTGTTACACCTGATCTTGCACCTGTTATTCTTAATCCTACTAATTGATTTGTATATAATGATACTGGAATACCTAGAAACGCATCTTCAATTTGAACACATGTAAAATTATTATCATAACTTAGGTTGCCTGGAATTACCTTTGAACCTTCTTTGAAAAAATGAGTACCAAATTGTTCAATCTGATTCTGTAGAATCGACTGTAAGGTGCTTAGTTCTCTTGCCTGAACTGGAGATCCTGGCTTGAAAAGAACTCTGTAAAAATTTTTATTTTTATCAAAATCGTCAAAGTATGGCGATACGTTTAAATTGGTTTCCTGTGGCATGATTCTTTAAAATTCCAGTACGATCTTGATGTCTTCTTTCTGCTGTGAACTGCGAGTAACAGCAGCTCTGTTATCAACGTAAATGATATCACCGCTATATTTTTCAACCTCTGGGTTAGCAACACCTTTTACGAAACTCATCCCTAAGTTATAAGTCCTACTATTTATTGAGGTAGAAAGACCAGGCGATAGAGAAGTTCCGAAATTGGTATCTATATTTAGATTACTTGTTCCACCAAATATAGTTGTACCAGCACCAGTCGCAGGGTCAGCGTTAAATCTGAATAATTCATATCCATATGTGGGTGCAGTTCCATCTGTTGATATTGCAAGTCTACGATCTTGCCAATACTTAAGAACTCCAGTTGTAGCATCATAATTTATAACTCTACCAACGGCCGTTGAACCAATACCAATTTCTTGAGTAACCTCTGCATCAGATGTAAAGGTTGCGGTTGTTGATCCAGCACCAGTAAGTTTCAAAGCGTAAACAGCACTCGCTTTTGATAGTGTAAGTTTATTGTCAGATCCAAACGCAAGGGGATCTCTGCAAAGTCCCACACGAGCAAATTGGTTTCCTACGATAAAATCAGGGTTGGATGTATCATTTTCTAAACGAGAATATATTAGAACACGGTTTGCACCCAATTCTTTATATACATCAGCACCATGTCCATCTTGAGGTGGAATGATAACATTAAAAGCAGCGTCAGTAGAACCTGATGGATTTGATAATCCAACATCACTTAATCCAACTGTTCCAAATGTATAATTAGAACCACCGTTAGTTATTTCAACTGAGTCAATTTTACCAGCAGCGTTTACAACAACAGAACATCTACCACCACTTCCATCACCTTTGATGGGAACGTTATTGTAAGTTGCAGCAGTTCCGTAACCAACACCACGATTTGTGATTGTAACAATCTTAAGTTGTCCACTCGTTGCAGCGTTATTTCTAACTGCAGCCACGTCGTTATTAGTTGACCAGTTCTGTGGTAGAGGTATAAAACTTGTTGAATCAAATTTAATAATACTATTTGGATCAATAGTAAAGAGATACTTCCAAATATATCCGTCTCCAGAAGCACCAGCAGATCTTGGTTCTAAATCTGTGAATAATGGCTCATCAAGAGATGGTCTTCCAGATGTGTTTTCTGGATTAGTTCCATTTTGTAAACAAACATAAACTCTATAGTTTTGATTCATTACATAATAATTTGTGTCATACAAATTAGTTGAACTAGTTTGTGGAGACAAATTTGCTCGAGAATAATCATCTCGATACATTTCATATGTTGTACCTGACGACCAAGTTATTTTTCTAACAACTCTTGCAATATCATCTGAATTCAACTTCTTGAGTGCGATCATTGTATCCCAATAATCTCTTTCCTCACTAAAAGAATCTTTAGGTGAAGGTGGATTTTCACTCCAATCTGACTGAAAATCTGCTGGGTTAGGAAGACCAATCCACGCATAATAACTATTCGTAGTTGAAGCTATCCCCGCTACAAAATTCTCAGAGTTTAATATTCGCAGTTGATCAGTTATAATTGCTGACATTTTATCAATGACTTTTTGTTTTTATTTATATTAAGAATAGGACTCTTTTAAATCACTAGTTCTAATGATTATAGGGCCAGTCTTAATCCCTGTGATACCATCATTGGTAATCGCTGTAAATGCACCATCACCCTTCTTCACAAAATCGTGCAGACGACCCCAAGAGAATCTACCTTTGAAACCACTACCGATACCAATACCTTCAGTTGAACTAACACTGACAGTTACTCTTCTTAGAGTTGTATTAATACCAACGGTAGATCCAATACCATATGCATCACCAGTTACATTTTTAGCACTATGCACCTTGTATATATTATCTAGGAAGGCAGTTCCAACTCCAACTGTTGTGATTCCAATTGGATTATCATATGAAGTTAAACCACTTCCTGTATTACTATCAAATACAGTAAAGTAATATCCAGACTGAATACCACTTACAGTCACAGCAGAATCCATAACTGATGTATCACGAAGAACAGAATCCTTTGGAATAAACAAATCAAACTGTAATGCTGTTCCAATTCCAGCTACTGTAGATGTTCCAATTCCAACAATCTCTCCAAAATCACCCTGATATTTAATACTAGTTAAAGTATCTTGAGTCACTGACTCTGGTTCGATCATCACTAATGGTGGACTTGTATGTGTATATCCAAACCCAGCATATGTAACCGTGATTGCAGATATTGTTCCAGCAGCAGACACAGTTGCATCCGCAGTTGCATTTCCTGATGTTGTCCCGATTCCAGCGGTAATTGTGCCTATTCCAGCAGTAACACCTATTGAAACTTTTGGTGCAACAGTGTATCCTGATCCACCATCAGATATTACTACACTGGTTATTGATCCACCAGCAGAGACAACTGCTGTTGCAGCTACTCCAGTTTTAGATGTACGATCAAGAATTAGAACTTTTTGTTTGACTTCTACAAGATCATCCACTTTACTAAACAACGGAACCGCTGTATCTGTGAATACTTCACTTGAACCAGCAGAAACATTATTAATAATGTATGCAGTTGGTCGAATATTAGGTTCTAATTCAACTCTATCTTTACCAATTCCTATGTTGTTAACAAATACATCTTGTGTTTGTTTCTTCCAAGTAACTGGTCTTTCAAGTGTTCTAACAGTGGTAATTCCAGCCTTAACATAGGTATTTGTTGTTACCGTATCAGAAGTTGTGATACCTGTTACTGTTCTTGGTTCCTGTTGGAATGCCTCATCTAAACCAATATCAGGATATTTGTTGATCGTTAATTGATCACCAGTTTTGACTGTTTCTAAGATATCAACCTCTAATACATCATCATCAGATGCACGATAATAGTAAATTCTTAATTTATCATCTGCTTTAGGAGCTTCAGAGAATGTAATTTGAGATCCACCACTATAAACATAACTTTCATTAGGAACTTGAAGAATATCATTTAAGAAAATTAAAGTATTATCTGCAACTTTAATTGGAGATCCTTTCGCAGATCTTATAGTGATTGGCGTTTCAACTGCACCAATAGTTTTAGTTATTGGGAATGATTTTCTATCACCATCAAATAAACTTTCAAAACTATTTAATTTTTCTAACTCACCAAATGTGAATCCAGCAAAACTATCATTAAATGTATCAAGAACAGTTAACTGGAAAGTTTTGAATGAAGATCCAGCAGCTGCATCAGTTGGAATACCAGCTTGACCTCCTGTTTCTAATGTAAGAACATCATCAATTTTATAATTGTATCCAAAATTAGTGATTTGGAAACTAATTATACTTGTTGCGGCACCAACACGGACTGAGACTGATGCACCAATACCTGTTGAACTACCAACTAATCTTAAGTTTTCATAGTTAAGTGGTTTTTCAAATTCGAGAACTGGAGGAGTTGCAGAACTAAATCCAGAACCTCCGCCATTTGTAATGGTAACAGATGTAACTATACCAGCAGATACGTTAGCAGTTCCAATAGTCACAATACCAGAACTACCACGAGCTCTAACTAAAATATTAGTTTGAAGTCCAACTCGATAACCAGAACCACTGTTTCCGATTGATACAGATTCAACAGTTCCAGCAGCAGACACAATTGCAGTTCCACCAGCAGCTACTAAAGGTTGATATCCAAAGTTTGTAGTTTCTCCAACAGAAACAATGATACCACCTCTAGGAACTGATGATATATTAACATCATAATTATTAGTTGCTCCAACACCTGTGAAACTTACAGAGGTAATACCAGCGGTTTCAACAATATTATAATCATCATTTGGATTTTGGAATATTTCATTTAAAAGAATCACACCTGTATTTGTTGCAAATCCAGTTACATTTGAACCACTAGACTTCAGAATAAAGTTAGTAGCGATTCCTGTAAACTGTTCTTCCACAGTATCAAATACATAGTTATCTGTGTAAGTTTCTTGAGTTCCGCCAGGAATTCCAGTTCGAGTAAAGACTCTACCAGTAAATGTAGATGTGGTTGTTAAACCAGATGGGCCTTTAGATCCTTTAGGTGGATCTGTAAAGTTAATTGTATCCTCAACAATTTGATAGTTACCTAAGAACTTAGTGACAGTATCACCAGCATCATGGTCAACTATTGTAGAATTTAATCTTCCTCTTCTTACAAGTATTCTATTTGTAGATCCAATACCAACAGTATCAATCTTCATAAATTCATCATTAACCTTAATTGTATCACCTGAGAAGAATGATGATATACCAGTTATCGTGATGAAGTCAGTCTCTGATGGTGCATCAAATGATAGTTTGACATTTACAGGAGACTGTATAACTGGACTTTGAATATTATTGTCAAGAGTTATTAAAGCCTTGGAGTTAAGATTCTTTGAAGTAAATGAATGAGTTGTTCCAACACCAACAGCTGACACATCAATGACTTTTGGAATAGCTTGAAGTGCCTCGGCTGCAGTTCTAGCCACCTTAAATTTATTTTCTGCGAGTTTAACTGCAAATACTGTAGATGGTAACTTTGTGGTAACACCAATTCCACTAATAGCTGTTGCTGCGATACCAATACTCATTGTTGTACCAGCACCAGTTGGTGTATAGGTTAACTCTTCACCAGTCTGGAAGAAATGATTATTGACTATAAATGTATTATCTGTAACATCAACTACAGCAGTGTCTGATGAATCAAATGTCTTATGGAATATTGGATCTCCATTGTGTTTCAATGGGAATGAGAATTTAATATCATTCTCTGTTCCAGTGTATGAACCTTCAGCAGACTTTAATCTTGAATTTGTAAATGTAACAAAACCAACACCACCAGTTCCAGTTTCATTAAAATTACGTTGGAATACCTTAGTTGTGATTGCTGTATTCGCTGGAGGAGTTAAACGAAGTTCAATATCACCACCAGAAGCTGTTGAATAACCAACACCAATGACTCCAAGACCAGATGTTGAGGTTTCGTTTGTGGAGAAGTTATCTATATAACCAAACTCTGTGAAGAAAGGTTCACTACTATCATGAATCGCAGTTACTTGAGTAACAGCGTATTTGTCATTTGTTGTATCATGTATTTCAATTAGGGCATCAAAGGCAGTGTATGTGTTTGAATTGATTCCACTAATTCTTGTTGCTTGTGGAGTTCCTGTTGCTGCAATATTAGTGGTTGTTGATAGTAACTCTGTCAGTGATATGGTTGTACTTCCAATACCTGTTGCAGTTGAACCTATGGATGTTTGATGAACTCTCATCGTTACACCAATTCCAGTCTCAGGTGTAAAGTAAACACTTGTGATACCTGATCTTACATCTGCACCAAATGTTCCAAGTCCTACACTTGGAGCGTTAGTTCCAGATATATTATCATTAATCATCTGAGCATAATCTAATAGATATACTTCCTCACTATCATTCAACACAACTAACTCGTTTATTTGAGTTCTCTCCTGACCACCTAACTCTTGTGTTTGAACAAGTAATTTGGTTGTTGTAACCGCAGTTGTTCCAAAACCCACAACTTGAACTGGAGATGGATCTGTAGAACCAATACCAGTTGATGAAGATATGATACTGACACCAACTCCAACATTTATTTCAGTTCCAATATCTCCCTCAGCCGCAATTGTATTTTTAAATGTTTCTTGTGCAAATATTCTTAGTGAGTAGTTATTGAACTTAGATTTTGCTGGAACGAATCTTAGATTTCCTGTTGTTCCTGTTATTGCAAAATCAAAATCACCAAGATCAATAGATGTTTCCACACGACCAAACTTCATCATGTAACCGATAGATCTATCATGAAGTAAGTTGACCTGAATTATCTCTTTTTCACCTGAAAATCTAGTGTCAAAGAGTAGAACATAGAACTTAACACCATCAACTTCATCAATATCAAAAGCAAACACATCAGAGAACGCAGTTGCACGAGGTAAATCATTAAACTGAGAACTTACACCGTCAATTGATATGGCTCTGTTTGTTCTAGACTCAATATAATCTGTTAGAATCTTATTACCAAAGTTTATTTCATCAGAGGCAAACTGTCCATTAATATTCTTAGAGTTCTCTGTAACCAAATCAAAATCATATGAATTATGAAGAGACTCATTTTCACTTATTAAATCTGCAACAACCACAGCGACAGCAGAACCAACACCAACATTTGCATTTCTACGATTCTTATCATCAGTAGAAGCAGTTGATACAACACTTACATCTGCAAAGTTTCTAAATCCAACAACATGACTAAGACTATTAACTGGATCTTTCCATGTGTCATAATCAATTGTACTGTTTAAAGAATATGAAAATGTTTGATAATAATCATTATCTGCTAATTTTTGTAGCTCGGTATTTAACTTTCCAGTCTCTTTACGGAAACCACTTCTAAATTCAGAATTTGAATCAATATTAAAAACAGAATCAAATTTAGTAGCTTGTTCAATTGATGCAATTGATTTAGATGATACACCATTAATAAATTCACCAACATTAAAAGTATCGTTTGAAAGAACTTTTAAATACTTATTGTTCTCATTCCATGCAACAACGGTTCCTTCTTTATCACCTGTGCTGACAGTTTCACCGACACTAAATTGATTTGTTTCTACACTAATATTAAATTGTGCAATATTTTCAAAAGGTA